ATCGTAAGGAAAGTCAAAGATTTCTATAAAGGGGATCTGAAAAAGCTGGAAAGAATGGAAGGAAAGTGGAAGAGAGTGATCTGGCATGGAAATAAGTATGAAGTGTCTCCTTCTTTTAAAGTCGGATCCGATGAGATTGAAGACCTTTACTGTGCACCAAGAAAGATGAGCACCATATACGCCGCATTTTTAGACAAGAAAGAACGTAGTTCCGTGGTAGACATCATTCAAACCCTAAACTTGTTCTTTGTGGCCACTGTCGGTGGCACTTGGAAAACGACAACCATAGTCGGAAAGCATCGATACATAACGGAGAGGATAATGAGCGGTTATATCGACCCAGTTCTCATCTCTAAAGATGTTTGTTCTCCAAACAAGAATTTTAAGAAATTTCAAGATTATGCCTACCTCGTCCTTCTTAAGAGATGTATAGTTGATTGGGAATTTCCCCACACATACGTTGCCACGACACCGCTCTTCAGGTTCACAACTGACATGATGGGCCTCGAAATGAATATGCACTATATGATGCAGTCTTCTCTCGCAGCTGGATCCAGGCACGACGAGACTGCGCTGGAGAAAATGCTTGTTGAGATCTGTGATTTCAGAAAGAGAGCTCCTCTTTTGACTAAGTGGTATGACGAACAAAAAGAATTCCTTCTTTCAATGGGCACCCCTATGCCGTTTGCTGATAGGCTTCAGACTTACAGGCAACTCAGGAAACCAGCTAATGGCACTTCTGGTAAGAATAGTCTGAACGTTCTCATGTTCTCTGCTTGCTCCACCACTGCTCAGAAAGAGGTGAGGAAAAATCAACCAGGAAACGTATCTGGAAAAGCGGTTTTGTCCTCGTTATGCACAACCAAGGCAATTCTAGATGTCAAAAAGATCAAAATAGGTGATTCTATAAGGAATTTCTTTAAGAAGTCTCGATCAGTTCTAGTGATCAATAAGGCAATAGAAGAACACTGGTGCCCGTGCCTCCCAATTCTGATGCTTGAAGGGATAGACACTCACGAGGAAATGATCTATTATTATTTCAACAAAGGAGCTCAAAAAGGAGAGAGAGAAATATCAGTTATGAATCTATTCATGAGGCTGGTGCAAGTTATGGCTGAAGCAGGGATGATCAGACTCTCGGAGACGATGCACGGAGACACCATGTATGACCCCAAGAAGAGAGACACTTTTTACAGGCAAACGAGGAAAAAGAAGGATCACAAGAAACCAGCCACTTCCTCAGAAGATCGCAGTAGATTTGGACCCAATCAGCAACCAGATGAGATGTCAGCCGCTTTGTCCATACTGGCGAGAGATATAGGAGATTCTACTGTCCTAAATACTTCTATGTGCGTAAAACTTTTCTCAGACAAGATAGGAGTCCTCCCTTCAACAGTCGACACTGACAATGTGAGAACAGAATTCATGAAACCCATCTTCAAGCGAGTTTCAGATGAGATCGGATTCAGAAAGCACGACCTATGGATAGTTGGCAAGAATACAAGTCATGCGTCTGTAATCCCTGTCAAGGTTTCAATGGGTCAGGGTCTTCTCGGGACTAGTGCAGGGGTCATTCATAACGTTCCCCTCATTGCTCACAAAATTTTCATGAAAAGGGGTTTCGGGGTAACTCTTGAACACACAATCTCATCTGATGACGTAAGTAGAACATGCCATATCCCTGTGAAATGTAAAGGTTTTGAAGCAATAGGATTTCTCAAATCCACTTTTGAATGTTACGAGAACATGCTGTGTGCGACCGGGACCATGGACTCATCTGATAAAAGAATAATCACTGAGAACTTTGGAGAGTACAACAACATCACCGTCATGTC